CATTGATTCAGCTAACTCTAAACTCAAAGAGTTTTTCCTTGAGTGCGGAGAAAGAGCGGTTAATTATAGCCGTCCAGATCCCAACATGAAGAGAATACGTCCTATCTTAGACTCATGCCCACGCAAGTGGCTATGGAGAATAAGAGCAGGACATAAAGCTCTTAGTGAAGGGGCCTATGAAGCCGTTAATGATGCTTTGAAAGAGTGGGAGAATGTTTACCATCCTCCAGCTCATTCTTATGAACAGCAACTACAACGTGCATTCATTACTCCTCTAGCTGAATCATTACCATTAAATGATATGATGCCTTTACCTTCTATAAGAAAAATAGGTTCAACAGCAGCATGTTTTGAAAAGAAGAAAGCGTTTGGTGGGCAATTAGCCACATTAAGGGAGATACTCGGAAATTCTATTTTGAAGAAACTTACCGATTCAGACCCCATTCAACAAGTTGAAAGAGTCTCTCTCTTTTACCAAACAATTTTTGATCGTTGCTACGATCTACTTCAACAAATACATCCTGAAGAAGAATTATACTATTGTCCTCTAGGTGAATATAATAGCCTTGGAAATATTATAAGAAAATGTGATTGCAAACATGCTTATTTATATCGTTTTGTTGTTACAAAAGGGCAAGCTGGAAAAGCTCGCATTGCTACTTGCTACGAAGCTGCCCTTAACTACTGTGCCACTATCATTCAGAAAATGGCCACATTTGCAACAAAATCATTAATAACATGCGCAGAAATGTTCGAGAGTCGACCGGATTATATCCGTCCAATAAATGATATCCTTCAAAATATGAGGGATTTCACTTTCTATTTTCACTCAGGTGATCTTAGAAATTGTACGAATAGAATTCTTTATCAAACCTCTCGAGTATTAATGCGGGAATTACTCAAACCGTTCACTGCACATCAGATCAGCGAGAAATTTCAATATATAATTGATCTTGCTCTTGGTCCAATGAAAGTATTTGACCAAAATTCCGATATTACCCCTTATAGAGAAGGTAACTATCGAGAACTTCATAAGGTAGCTTTTTCTGAAAGACATAATACGTTTACTACAATAGTAGGTCAACATCTTAGTAGTCCTTTAAGCTTCCCAATACTTAATGCAATGTTTGGATATGCGTTCACTAAGATACATCCAAAGAAACAAACTCGTCGACTATTCGATGAGGAAGATCAATGGATAGCTCAAATGAGAACACATTTTGAGAAATTAAATCCCGGATCACAATTTGTTTATCTAATAGGAGTAAATGATGATGGTTCTACATCCCAAGCTTCAAACGCAAATATTTTCTCATCTGCTTGTATAATCTACGAAAAAATTATCGAAATGGGCCAACAGGCTGATTTCTTAATTCGAAACTTTGGACAAACTCCAAAAGGTTTCAGTAAATTGTACGACAAGAATAAAGGTGGTTATATCATGGAACATCCAGATGTCCCATTTGAAATGAAATCAACAGTACCTGGAGATTTCAAAAACCTTCAATTCGATAGAAAATATGCAGCTTGGTGTAAAGATTTTAACACCTTATCAAATACTCAAAAGAAAAATAAAGTAAGAAACGTAATCTTTTTAATTGTAAATATACAAGTAAAAATGACGATGCAGATGGAAATCCCTAAATCTTATACTTCAGATAGTAGAATAAACTACGATCGCTGGAATCGGGAAGCAGG